CGGCGGGCCGAGTGGCATCGGCGGCTGAGGTGGCGGCATCCCCGGCATCGGGTCCGGCACGTTCGCCACCACCGCCTTGCGCTGCTCGACCAGTTTCTCGTACTCTGCCTGCTGCTCTGTCCACCCAGTCATGGCGAGGGCGTACTTCTCCGCAGCAACCTGTGGCTCTGGCTCCCCGTTGTAGAACTGGCGCACCATGGCGTCCTGCTGCGCGAGGATGGCGAGTTCCTCTTCCCAACCGGCGATGGCTGGTTGGATGTCGTCCCAGTACGCTGAGTCGGAGATGGCCAGCCCTTCATCGGTCTGCAACGAAGCCCCGAAGACTTGGAAGCGGATCATGTGGTTGTGGATCGACTTGTCCACACGCGGTACTGCGCCTGCATCGACGAAGTCGGCCCAGTCGCGCTTGGCGTGGTCGATCTGCAACGAGGTGTCTTCGTTCACGTCGCTCGGCAGACCACGCAGCTCCAGCAGCTTCTTCCGAGCCATCGGGTCGTTCACGTCGTACAGCCCGTCCATCTGGGCTTCGCGTGCGGCCTCGCGCTGAACCACGCTGCGCTCGATGTAGGCTTGCTTCTCGACCTCGACCTTGGTGTGCCCCGCGATGTGCTCGCGGTTGTACTGAAGCATCTCCCACGTGCCGTCCGGGTTGATCGACTCGTACTCGTCCTCGTCCGTTCTGAGAACCCAGAGCAGCTCAAGCTGGTGCTCCCAGAGCTTCTTGAAGACCGACGTGATGCCGCGCTCTCGTGTGCCGCGCCTACGCTCAGCTTGCTCTCCAAGAATCTGAAGGCCGGAGGTCGTGGTGATGTTGCGCGGGGCTTCTCCGATCTCGATGTCGGCAGGCCCGATGATCTTGGTGATGTCGGTCTCAGCTTGCTGGCGCTCGACGTTGACGCCTGCGGGCATCAAGATGCTGCCGAAGACCTCGGGCTTGGCGTTCGGATTCAGGGCGCTCACGCGGTACGTGAAGAACTTGCCAGAGCCGTAGCCGGTACGGTACTCGGGGCCGTCCAGAGAGGCGTCCTCTGGCATCAGGAGGTTGGGCGAGCCCATGCGCTCACGGGCCTCGATGATCTGCGCGTCGATCCCGTTGACGCGGTTCTGCGGAGAGATCAGATCGTCCGGGAGCCCTCTCCCCCAGAACTCGCCCTCCCTCGGCTTCCAGATGGCCGCAGCCACCATGACCTTCGGTACGAGAGCGGTCTCGCCATCGTCCTCGATCTCCGCGATCAGGTCTTCGTTGCGCGCGATGAGGCCCTGATTGCGGTTCAGTATCGTGATGTACCGACCCTTGGGGAAGGCAGCACATGGGTCCGCGTAGAGTTCGTAGACGCGAAGGTGGTGATCGAAGATCCCCGCGTCGAGTGCGTAGTCGAAGCGCTCCGTGATGTCCCACTCCCCGAGGAGCGGGTGTTCCCGAAGGAGCACCTCCGGGCTTTCTGGTTCCACCTTGTCGATGAGGTCAGGGAAGTGGTCTTCCACCCAGTCGAGAGATCTGATCTTGCACATGCCGTGCTGGGTGATCGTCTCCGGTGCCACGTTGATACCGTGGTTCTGGGGGTAGTACTCGAAGGGCGTGTAGAGTTCGATGTTCGTGCTGCCCTTTGGCATGTCCTGCCCGAGCGGCCTGTTGAAGTAGTCGGTGCCTTTCGACTGCTCCGGGGACATCTCGTCGTACGGAGTGATCGGGGCTCCGCACTTCGGACACGATTCCAGCATCAGGTCTTCGGGACTCTCGTTCTCGGTCTCGATGACGACGCCGGTTTCCACGCCCCTCACCTGCTCGACGTTGGCCTTGTTCGACTGGAGCAGCGTGTTGCACGTAGAGCAGATGAACGGGTTCTCGGCGGCAACCCACGTCTTTTCTTGATGGGACTCGTCCCAGAACGACTTGACGATGGCGGTGCCGTGCACGATGAGGTTGCGGATGAACTTGTCGCGCAGGTCTTCCCAGTACAGCCGCTTCAGCCGGTCCTTGAGGATCTCGTTGGCGACCTTCGCGGCAGCTTCCATGCGCGGATCCCGGGAGAACGTGGGGATCTTGGGGGTCCACTGGCGCTTGGACAGCGTGGCGAACTCCACATCCACGGCGGGTGTGATGTAGTTCGTGACAGGGCGAGGAAGCTCGACGTTGGTGTTGCGCATGTCGCGGAAAGCGAAGCCGCGACTCCCCTCAGCGAGCTGACGAAGATCACGCTCTACCCATTGTCTGCCGATCTCGTAGTAGATGTTCTTGGCGATGCGCTCCATGTGCCGCGTGCGGTACGTGAAGTACTCCGCGAAGTGGCGACGTGAGTACTCGTTGATGTACTCGTCGCCGGAGTCATCTGAAGGGAAGCGGTAGTACTTGTCACTGGCGTCCATACTTGCCTGCCCTCAGATCGGCAACGATGGTGTCGAGGATCTGGACACCTTTCTCTTTCGGTGGGGGATCCGCGTAGTCGTCCTCGATGCCGGGGAAGTTGGGCCGCCACTGTTCAGCAGGAGGCTGAGAGGGGGGCGGTGTGCTCGCCGTCTGAGACGAGCCTCGACGAAGCTCACGGAGCACTGCAGGAGAGGCAAGGGCTACTATGCGGTCAATGAGTTGCTGCCGCTCAGCAGTCCAAGAGGCGCGTTCCTCCCTCAGGGTCTGCCGCAAGTCGGAGTTCTCAGACCGCAGGATGGAAAGAAGGCTATCCGTCCTACGTCCAAAACCGAACATACCGCCCCCCGCCGGGAGTATAGCACTAGTCAGCGCTTGCGCTGTCACCAGTTCGCTGTGCGCAACCTGCGATCTGCCGACTGCCCTCCGGGCTTCTTCTCAAGGAACTTCTTCTTGAACCACTCGGAGCGCTGCTCACGGGGAGTCAGCTCTTCGCTGGCCTCTGCTTCTCTGGCTTCACGGGCCAGCTGTGACCAGCCCGCTGGGAGCATGCTGGTGACGGCCTGAGAGGCAGCATCGACTTGGTCGTCGTGCGCGCCCTTGGGGAACTGGACGAGTTCCTCGATGAAGTCCCAGACCCACTTCGGGGTCGAGCCGTCCTCACGGATGGGCAAGTAGATATTGTGTGAACGGAAAACGGGTTCTATCGCCTCGACCCGGGAGCGCTTCGATCCTTCGGGCTTCACCGGGATGATGCCGGGGATCTCGTGGGTCAGGGTCTGCTTGATCGCTGGACCCATCGCGCTGTCCTCAACGAGCTTGGCGAGCGCTTGGCCGTACTGGAGGGTGAACTGCTTCATGTGCGTCTGGACTTGCGAGAGGGAGAAGTGCCCCCGGACTTGGTTCAGGAGGTAGAGATTTGCGCCCTTGCGGCCCCAGACTTGGCCCACGGAGTAGTCAGAGGTCTGGTTGTCCTTGAGGGCCAGATCCCACGACTGGATCTGCTGATCGAACTCTTCGGGTGGGGTGTGGAAGAACTCGAAGTCGTCCCTCTTGATGATGCCGCCGCCCTCGGGGGTGGGCCGCTGCTGGTACAGCGCGCTCCACCAGTACGGGGACATGTTCTTGTTCTTGTTGGAGTAGTCCGGGTCGTCGTAGAAGCGCTCAGGCCACAGGGGCTCGCCCGCTGTGCGGCCCATGGGATCATCTTCCTCTGCGATGGCAGGCAATTTGATGATGGTCCACTCATGATCTTCGTCGTGCTCTTCGATGCGCCCGAGAAGGTCGTTCTGATGCCATCGTGTGCCCACTACGATGACGACGCTGTTGGGCTCCATCCGGGTCTGTGAGGTGGCCTGCCACCAGTCCCACATCCGCTCCCGGTAGCGGACGGACATGGCCTCTTCCTCGTTCTTCACGGGGTCGTCGATGACGAGAAGGTCCGCGCCCCGCCCGGTGATGGAGCCGCCCACGCCCACAGAGATCATCCCGCCGCCGGAGGTCAGCGCCCAGTCGTCGGCAGCGGTGCGGTCCCGGTTCACCGTGATGTTGAGGCTCTCGGCGTACTCCATGGCGAGATCCCGGACCTTGCCGCCGAACCCTCGTGCGAAGGTCTCCCCGTAGGAGGCGAGGATCACCTGCTGAGTGGGGTGCTGCGCCAGCCACCACAGGGGGAAGTACACGTCGAGCAGGAGGGATTTGCCGTGGCGGGGCGGCATCGAGACCATCAGCTTCTTGATCTTGCGCTGGTGCAGCCGGACGAGGTGCTCCGAGAGGAGATCGAGATGCTTCGCGTGGTGCCACTGCTTCTGGGAGATCCGGGCAGCGAAGTCGGCAGGCGAGGGCTCGATGTCACTCCCTGCGCCGAACCCGCGAGTGAGTTCCCTCACCCGGTCCACGAACTCCTTGAACTGGGCGAGGTTCAGCTTCTCGCGGGCTTTCGGATCCTGCAGCAGCTGCTCGAACGTCGGCTGCTTACCCACAGCGTGATTGTAGCACGGGGCAGAAAACGTGCCCCGGCTCGGGCAAGTTCTTTTGAGGAATTCTATTGACGGCGAGTAACCACGCGTTCGGCCTCTAGGCCACGCATAGGTTTTAGTTCGCCCCACCACTATAACCCCTAGGTAAATTATCGTTTCCGTTGTTTCCGTTAAGTTGTTGTTGGCGGGGCAGTTGGCCCCCGCCAGAAATATATGGACGCTGGGCTATAAATCTGATAGAGTGGGTGCTCACATAAGGAGGCGATGTTATGGCGAGACCGAGAAAGACTCACTGCTCGAAAGGGCACCCCATCGTGACGAGGTCTAACGGCCAGCGGTTCTGTGCACAGTGTGATGCTGATAGGCGAAAGGCTAAGAGGGCGCGTGCATCAGTAGGCACGGACAAGGAGGAAGTCGATAAGCTGAGAGATGCGCTTCAGAAGATCA